GACGATCTTTTTAAAGTATCCTCTAGTGCAGTAACGCATATTAATGTACCTAACTATGGTACTGTACTTGTAAATGGTGCATCACAAACTGGCTCAAGTCTTATTGTTGATGGTTTAACTGCAGCACCACAAGCGGGTGATGTATTTAAGATTGCAGGAATTGATCTTGTTTATACTGTAACTGCAGACGCAACTGTAAGCTCTGGTGGAGCTACTGTAGCAATAAACCCTGCATTAGCTAGTTCACCTGCAGATGATGCAGCAATAACTTTCTTGAGTACGTCAAGAGAAAGTGCTGGTAAAACAAGATTTTCTAGGTATAACTATACAGGCACAGAAAAGATTGCCATAGTAGATGGTACTAATGTTCCTGCACTTTATGACAACACTACCTTTACTGCACTCAATGATGCCCCTACAGATGTTAATGGTGCAAGTTTTGTAGTCAATTTTAAAAACCAACTGTTCTTTGGTAAAAGCAACTTACTAACTTTTACTGCTCCATACACAGATAATGACTTTACAGCCGCTGCAGGTTCTGGTACAATCTCTTTAGGAGCCGTGATTACAGGACTGATTGTTTTTAGACAACAATTGATTATCTTTACTGAGTCTTCTATATTCCAATTAGTCGGTAATACAATAGCAGACTTTCAGTTACAACCAGTCACTATTGACATTGGTTGCGTAGATACAGACACTATCCAAGAAGTAGGTGGTGACATAATGTTCTTAGGGCCAGATGGTCTTAGATTATTAAGTGGTACAGATCGTATTGGTGACTTTGGTCTTGGTGTCGTATCTAAAGCAATACAAAAAGAAGTAACAAGTTTTATTACTGCCAATACTTCTTTTGCTAGTGTAGTTATTCGTAATAAATCTCAGTATAGAATACTAGGTTACAATACAAATATTACACAAGAAAATGCTCAAGGTATTTTAGGTACACAGTTTTCTGGTCAAGGTGGTGAAGGAATGGCTTGGGGTGAGCTACGTGGCATTAGAGCTTATGTAGCTGACAGTAGGTTTTATCAAAATGTAGAAACAATTGTCTTTGCTAATGATGATGGTTATTTGTATCAGATGGAAGATGGTAATAGCTTTGATAGTTTAAATATACAAACTACATTTGCTACACCATTTATGCCCGTTAATGACCCAAGGGTACGTAAGACTTTTTACAAAGCATTTCTTTATACAGATCCACAAGGCAGTGTGTCATTTGATATGAGCCTTAAATTAGACTTTGACCAACGTAACAGTATACAACCTACACAAATAAACTTTGATAACGATACAGGTGAAGTTGCTTTTTATGGCTCTGCAGTATTCGGATCTGCTGCAGTATACAGTAATAAACTAGTAACTCTCTTTGAAACACAACTCATAGGATCAGGCTTTACTGCATCTATACAATTTGAATCAGATAGCACAGACCCGCCATTTTCTCTTGATGCTATCACATTAGAATTTGGCACAAACACAAGAAGGTAAACCAAAATGGGAACAGGTTACACTAGGAATGATACATCTAACAACATTGCTGATGGCAACATTATCAATGCTGCAGACTTAGATGGTGAATTTGACGCAATTGAAAGTGCAATGGGCACAAGTGGTCACACACATGATGGCACATCTGCAGAAGGTGGGCCTGTTACTGTATTAGGTCCAGTACAAGACTTTGTAGCAAGTGCAACTGAAATTAAACCTAAGACTACTAATACACTTGATATTGGTACAAGTGGTCTTTTATTTAAAGATATGTTCCTTGATGGTGTAGCAACAGTAGGTAGTATTAAGATTGATAATGCAGGTACTATCGGCTCTGCTTCTGATGGTGATGCTATTGCTATTTCTTCTGGTGGTGTTGTATCCTTCTCACAAAACACTATTGGTAAGACAGGCTCTGGTTATGTGCTTTCGTTGCAAACATCTGACACTACTATTGAAGCAACTAATGTATTAGGTAAGATTGAGTTTAGTGCTCCTGATGAAGCTAGTGGTACAGATGCCATACTTGTTGGTGCATCTATTGAAGCACTAGCAGAAGATACATTTGATAGTTCTACTAACTCCACTGCCCTTGTATTTAAAACTAATACTACTGGTGCAGCTACAGAACGTATGCGCCTTACAAGTGCAGGTGATCTACACTTCTTGGATGATCGCAAAGCCATCTTTGGCGCTGGGTCTGACCTACAGATTTATAGCGATGGGACAAACAGTTGGATTGAGGAACACGGTGGTGGTGATCTATACATTGAGGCAACCAACTTAACCCTGCGAGCATTAGATAATACTGTTTATGCTACTTTTACTGATAGTGGTGCGGCTACAATCAATCATGCAGGGGCGCAGAAGTTTACCACCACCAGCACAGGCATCAGTGTAACGGGTGATGCAACATTTGCAGATAATGGTAAAGCCATTTTCGGTGCTAGTGGTGACCTACAGATTTACCATGATGGATCAAATAGTTATATCAAGGAGAACGGCACTGGGCAGCTTGTTGTAAACGCAACGAACCTTTACCTTCGCAATTCGGATAACACCCAAGACTATTTAACTGCTGTCGAAAGTGGTGCAACTAAACTTTTATATGCAGATGCAGTTAAACTCGCCACCACCAGCACAGGCGTAGACATCACGGGTACTTTGACCAGCGATGGGCTGACTGTTGATGGAAGTGGCTCTATATCAACAGGTTCAAGTGGTGGTAGTGCAGCAAGCAACGCTGATGACTTTGTTGTTGAAGCGGGTGGAGATGGAGGTATCTCTATTCTTACGCCTTCCACTAATACTGGCACATTGTTTTTTGGGGACAACACTGCCTCTAACGCAGGGCAAATTAAGTATAGCCATTCAGCGGGTAGTCTTTCTTTTATCACAGAACAAAATGAACGCATGCGCATCGACAGCAGCGGAAACGTAGGCATTGGGACGAGTTCGCCTAGAGTTGTATCAAATTACTCTATTGTTGGCATAAACGGGACTTCTGGCAGTGCTATAGATTTTGAGCTTGGTGAAGCTCTTAAAACAAGTATGACGCAGAGTGCGGGTCAGTTTGAGATAAATGTAGTGCCAGCATTGCCAATGGTTTTCAAAACTTCCAACGCAGAAGCCATGCGCATCGACAGCATCGGCAATGTCAAACTTAGCGGAGGAAATTTAGAGTTTTCTGGTGGCACAAATGATGCCCAATACATTAAGTTTGGCGACACAGATGATGATGATATAGGTAATATTTTCTATTACCATGGCAACAACAACATGGTGTTTACTACCAATACAGATGAAGCCATGCGCATCGACAGCGATGGTAATGTGGGCATTGGGACGAGTTCGCCAGACCAAACTTTGCATGTATGGAAGGGTAATGCTGGTGGGGTTTCTAGTGCATCAAGTGCAGTCATTACAATAGAAAACAGTTCTGACGCTAGTTTGCAGTTTTTGACCCCAAACAATGTAGTTAACCAAATACGTTTTGGAGATGTTCAGGATAACGGTTCAGGGATTATTGAATATAATCATAGCAATGCATATATGGCGTTTAACACCAACGGCCCAGAGCGCATGCGCATCGACAGCAGCGGTAATGTTGGGATTGGCACTGATAGTCCAGTAAGTTTTGGAGCTAATACAGCAGGGCTTACTGTAAACGGTTCTTCAGGTTCACACATCACTTGGCAAAACAACGGCACTAGTGTTGCATTTGCGTATAACGTAGGCAATAACTTCCTTATTGGTTCTGAACAAGCAAGTTCAGATACGATCTTTGTTGCTGCTGGCGCAGAAAAAATGCGCATCGACAGCAGCGGAAACGTAGGCATTGGGACGAGTTCGCCTAGAGTTGTATCAAATTACTCTATTGTTGGCATAAACGGGACTTCTGGCAGTGCTATAGATTTTGAGCTTGGTGAAGCTCTTAAAACAAGTATGACGCAGAGTGCGGGTCAGTTTGAGATAAATGTAGTGCCAGCATTGCCAATGGTTTTCAAAACTTCCAACTCAGAGGCCATGCGCATCGACAGCAGCGGAAACGTGGGCATTGGGACATCTCCATCTACAGTTCTGCATATTAACGATGCTTCTGATCCTATTCTAAGATTGCAA